CGCGTGGCGAGGAGTGCGCGGACTGGCGGAGGCGCAGGCGGCTGGAGGCGAATCCGGCTCGCTGGCTGCGGTACTACTTGGCCGAGACCTACAGTCGGCGGTTCGACCGGCCACACCGCGAGATCATCGCCGGGGCAATGCACGCGCACGAGACCGGAGGGCGGTTTGTCGTGGCGGCGGAACGCGGGGTGGGCAAATCCGCCTGCATGTATGGCCTCGTTCTGTACCTTGCGCTTACCGGCCGGAGACGGTTCCCAGTGTACCTGCCCTGGGCGGCCAACGTAATGCGGCGCGGGCTGCAATTCTGGCGGGCGGCGCTGAGTTTCAACGAGCGAATCCTGGCCGATTACCGCTGGCACGCGGCCCCGTTCGCGGTGATGCGCGGCTACAGCAACCGGCTCCGCGCCGCATGGTGGCAGGAGCAGGACGGCGACCAGACCGGCCCGCCGTGTGGTGCTGCGCTCAAGATAACGGACGGCATGATTGTCCTGCCCGACAATCGCGGCGTTATCGGTGGCGCGACCATCAACGGCAACCCGCGCGGGCTGAACCTGCCGCAGTCTGACGGGACGGTTCTGCGGCCAGACTTGGCGCTGGTGGACGACCCGCAGGATCGGAAGGTTGCAAAGTCGCCCGTGCTGGTCAGTGAGACTTGCGCCAAGATTGACGGCGACGTGGCGGGCCTGGGCACCGCGGGCGCGCCGTTCCCGCTGCTGATGTCCGGCAACTGCGTGCTGGCGGGCGACGTGATGGAGCGTTACATAGCCGACGCGAACTGGCGGGCGCTGCGGGTGTCGTGCGTCGAAACGTGGCCGACAGGCTGGGCGGACAAGGGGCCGACCTACCGACTGTGGTCCGACTGGTGGGACGCTTACCAGGCCGACGCCAAGGCGGGCGCGGCGTTCTACAAGGCTAACCGTAAGGCGATGGTCACGGGTATGGCACTGTCCGCCCCGCACGCATACAAGGCGCAGCGGTCGAGCTTATTGCCGGACGAGTTCTGCGTTGCCATGCGGCAATACTGGCAAATGGGACACGAGGCGTTCATGGCCGAGCGCCAGCAAAGCCCCGTAACCATCGAGGCCAGCGCGGCACTCGTCGTGCAGCCGGAACAGGTGCTTGTGCGCGCGGTGGGGCCGCCGCGTGGGCGAGCACCGGAAGGCGCGCTGCGGATCGTTGCCGGCGCGGACATCAACCCCGGCTTGCAATCCCGGCTCGGCCCGCGCGTGACGTGGGCGGTGCTGGCGTTCGCGCGGGAGCAGGTCGCGTGCGTGATTGCCTACGGGCGCGAGCGGATCGTCATGCCGGCGGACCCGACGCAGGCGCAGTCCGCCGCGGCCTCGTTCGCGGCCATTGAGCAGGTCCGGTTGAAGGTCGCCGCGGTGGGTGCCGACGTGCTGTTTTACGACGCCCGCGGCAACTGGTCGCCGCGCGGGCTGGCGATCCGGTACGCCATGCAGCGCACGCCAGGCATTGCGATTGTCCCGGCGGAGGGGTGGTCGAACGAGTACTACCGGCCAACGCACAAGACGGCGGTGCGCAGGTTCGAGGGCGGGCATGAGTGCGCGGACGTGGTGGACGGCGTGCGCGTGCGGTGGATCGCGTGGAATGCGGACCACTGGGGCGAGGCCATGCTGCGCGGATGGCTGGCCGTGCCGGGCGCTCCGGGCGCCTGCGTGCTGTACGCGGGCGAGCAGGAGCATGAGTTTGCCGAGCAGGTCACAATGAAGCGGCTTGTCGGCAAGCTCGCCACGTCGAAGGGCATCCGCTACGACTGGGCCGACCGGCCCGGCGACCAGGACTACGGCGACGCGGTGGCCATGTGCTGGGCCGCGGCGGCGTGGGGCGGGATCGGGACGGGGGGCGTTGCGGCACGGCCGGCCAGCGCCATGGCGCGTGTGGTGGTGAGCAGGCCGAGCGGAAGGAGGTTCTGACAATGTGCTGGCTGTGCAGGGTGATCGGGCACAAGTGGGTTGTGAAGCGCTATCGCAGCGTGGACGGCTTGCGGCTGGACGAGATTGTCCTGTTCGCGTGTTGCCTACGGTGCGGCGAGCCGTCGCCTATACCGGAAACGAGTTGGGATGATATGACAGCAGACAGGCGTATGATAAAACGGGCACATCAGGAGGACGCAAAGGCATGAGCAGGACGTACAGGCACCGCGACCCCGAACCGACGATCCGCGACCCAGAACCGGAGCCGCGCAAGGCCCGCCGGTACATCCCGGCGAGCGCGCCTACCGTCTGTCCCGAGTGCGGCGCATCGACGCGCATGGCGGATGGCCGGCACGTTGACACCGTGCACCGGACGATCTTGGAGTACCGGACCTGCATGCAGTGCGGCTTGAAGGTCGCCGCTGGCCGGCCAATGGTGCGCAACGAGATCGAGCAGTTCTGCAAGGGGTTTGAACCGGCGATTGCGGAATATCAGGACAGCGTGGCGTCCGGCAGGTGACGCGCTCGCATTTTCTCCGACACTCGGACGCGCCCCCATTGACAACCCGCTCCGCCCCGTTATGTAATGCCGACGGCAACCGGAGTCATCGGTTGCCAAACGGGAGCGCGGATGCTGGACCTTGGCTATATGCCGGATACCATCGTCGCCGGCGAAACCATCTGGATCGCGGCGGCCAACACGACGCAACCGACCGACTCAGATATCATTTTCACGGACTACCTGCCCGCGGACTACAATCTCGCGTATCAGTTCGCGTCCGCCACGCCGTCAACCGTGTCCGCCGTTGCGAACGGGGCCGGGACGGGCTGGACGCTTGAAGTCACCGCCGCCACCACCCTGACGTGGAAGGCGGGACGCATTCGGTTTGCCGGGTACGTGACCGCCAAAGTTGGCGGGCGCGTCTATGCGGTTGACGCCGGGGCCATCGAGGTCACGGCGTCACCGCTGGCAACTTCCGCGTGGACCGCCGTTGTCGCCGCTTGCGATGCCGCAATCCTGGCGCAGATGGGAACCGGGCAGGCGTCTGGGGCGTTCTCGGTGGACGGGATGAGCAAGTCCTTCTCCTATCGCAGCGCCGAGGAGCTTATCACGCTTCGGGCCTACGCGCAGAACATGGCCGACGCCGAAACGGGCAACCGGCAGAAGCGCATTATCCGCACGAGGTTTACATGAGACTGCCTTTCAGGAGGCGATGCAACAGGGCGCGGTCGTCTATCGCCGTGCGCGGATTCCAGGCGGCGGCGACTGACCGGCTGCTTGCGGGCTGGCGCAGCGACATCGGCTTTACGCCTTCCGAGATCGCCGCGCACCTCGAAACGCTGCGGTCCCGTTGCCGGCAGATGGCGAAGGACGCGCCCGCCTTCAAGCGGTGGTTGGAATTGTCTGCAATCAATATCGTCGGGGAGGGATTCGCGCTCAAGTCCACGCCGCACGACGGGACGCCTGGCACGCCGCAGTATCGGCTAGACGAGTCCGCCGCCCGGTTCATTGAGTGGCATTGGTGGCGCTTCTGCAACTACCGCGACCCCATGACCGGCTTGACGTGGTGCGACGCCAGCGGGCGCAAGACCGACGCGGAGCTTGACCGGCTGAATGTCAAGGCCTGGCGGCGGGATGGCGAGTATTTCATCTACGTCGTGCGGACGGCCGCGAACCCCTACGGGATAGCCTGGCGCGTGATCCGCCCAGACTACTGCGACCACACCTACAACGTCGAGGCGCTCCCGAACGGCAATTTGATCCATTGCGGCGTTGAGATGGAAGCAAGCACGCGCCGCCCGGTGGCTTACTACTTCCAGACGCCGCCGCGCAATGCGTATGTGTGGAGCGCGCGCGGTACGCCGTTGATCCGCATACCGGCGGACCAGATTATTCACGGCTTCACCCAGGAGGACGAAGACCAGCCGCGCGGCATTCCCCAGGGACATGCGGGCCTTGTGAAGCTCAAGATGCTGGAGGAATTGGACCGCGCCGAACTGACCGCCGCCCGCGAGGACGCCTGCACCACGCGCAGTTATGAGGCGGACAGGGATGCCAGCATGGACCCTTTCAAGGATTTGACCCTGGACGAAAACAACACGGCGGCGCAGGCGTTGATCGCGGAGAAGGAGCCGGGGCAACAGGTGATCCTGCCGCCCGGATGGAGGGAGAAGGTCAACACGCCGCAACACCCGAACGGAAACCACGGCGTGTTCAAGTCCACGCTCAACAAGGACGTGGCGTCGGCTTTCGGCATCGAATATAGCAACGCCTTCAACGACTGGGCGGGCGTGTCGTTTTCGTCGGTGCGCGTCGGGACTATCAGCGAGCGGGACGCATGGATCGTCGCGCAGAATGATATGATCTCGCGTTGCAAGACGCCGCAGTTTCTCGCGTGGCTGCGCTCGTTTCTGAGCCTGGACGTGTCCGGTGGGTTGAAGCTGGTGAAGTTCGACAAGTTCGTTGAGCATGAGTTCCGTGGCCGGCGCTGGATGTGGGTTGACCCGATGAAGGACATGGCCGCTGCGGTCGTGGCCGTGGACCGCAAATGGAAGACCAACGCGCAAGTGGCGGGCGACATGGGGACGGACTTCGGCGACAACGTGGAAGGCTCGCGGCGTGAACAGGAAATGCTGGCGGGCGACACGAAGGAAGCGGTCCCGACACTCAACGGCGCGCAGATTACGGCGGCGCTTGAGATAACGGAGAGCTACGCCAGCGGCGAGATCGGCAAGGAAGCGGCGGTTGCCCTGCTGACGGCGGCGGGAGTGCCGCAGGACGCCGCGGTGAACATGATCGCCAAACAGCAAGTGAAGGAGCCAGACGATGAAGAATAGGAGCAACAAGCCTACGCAACCGACGCAATCGGCGAAGCCCACGGACGAGCGCAACCGGGACGGCCTGACGTTCCGCTCCGCGGCCATTGAGGTCCGCACGGAAGGCGACAAGCAGACCGTCCGCATGAGCGTGTCCAGCGAAGCGCCGGTTCTGACCTACATCATGTTCAATGAACGTTTTCAGCGGGCGTGGGAAATCCTCGACCACGGCGCGACAAGCGTGGACATGACGCGCTGCAAGGATGGGCTGGTCATCCTCGACCGTCATTACGGCGACCAGATCGGCCTGATGGCTGTGGAGATTGAAGACAGAAAGCTCGGCGGCCCGGTGGAGTTCTGCACGGGCGGCAGGGCGCAGGAAATTGAGGCGGACGCGGCGAAAGGGCTGCGGCGCAATGTCTCGGTTGGCTACCGAGTCGCGCCGGAGTCGTATCGCCTCGAAGGCGACAAGGATGGAATCCCGGTGGTACGGGCTATGTCCTGGATGCCCTATGAGGCGAGTTTTGAGCCGGTCCCGGCAGACACGACGGTTGGCGTGGGGCGCGCCGCCGAAGTGAAACCTGAAGCCCCGAAGGTGGAAGCGAAGGAGAAGAAGATGGACCCCAAGGACATTGCGAAACTGTACGAGCGGGCGGCCAAGTACGGCATCCCACCGGAGAAGGTTGCGGCGTTGCTGGACAAGCCGGAGACGGCCCGGGCAGACCTGGATGCCATGATCGTCGAGAAGCAGGGCGCGGACATCGTGGCGCTGCGCGAAGCGAAGCCGACGACCCCGCCGGCCGTGACGCCGCCCGTGCTGATCGGTGGCGACGCCAAGACGCACGCCGCGGTCGTGCGGACATTCAGCCTGGCGCGTGTGTGCCGTCACCTGATGGGTGCGACCGACGATGTCGGTTTTGAGCGCGAGGTGACGCAGGAGATGCGGAAGCTGTTCACAGGCGACAGTGGGCGCGGCAAGTTCGTCGTGCCGTTTGCCGTCCTGAGCAAGCGCGCGACCTCCCTGACCGAGAGCGGAACGTCGAGCTATTCCGTCGGCACGACCCTGGCCGCGGGCGAGTTCATTGACGTGCTGCGCCCCTACAGCATCCTGCCCGCGCTGGGCGTGCAGGTGATGTCGGGCCTCGTCGGCAACGTGGCGATCCCGAAGCAGACGGCGGCCGGCAGCGGCTACTGGGTGTCCGAAGAGGTGGACATCACGCGGCTTGCTCCGACGCTGGGGCAGGTCACCCTGTCGCCCAAGACCGTTGGCGCGGCTTGCGACGTGTCCTACCTGCTGCGGATGCAGTCCACGCCGAGCGCCGAGCAGATGGTCCAGAACGACATCGTGCGCAGCGTTGCCACGAAGATCGAAGCGGGCGTCTTCGCCACGGGTGGCGCGGGCAGCATCACGCCGATCACCTCGGCCAGCGGCATCGCCAACCCGACTGTCACGGCCGGGACTCCCACCTACGCGCAGCTGCTCGACTTCCAGAAGGCGATTCTGGCGGCGGGCGCGGCGAGCAACATGGAGAAGTGGGCTATCAGCGCGGCGACCTGGGCGAAGCTGATGGCGACCTACAACGACGGCACGACCAAGAGCTATCCCGTGCTGGACGCGAACACGCAGCGGCTGATCGGATTCCCCTACGAGGTCTCCGAGAACGTCGGCACGAACGCGGCCTTCCTGGGGTCGTGGAACATGGTCATCCTCGGCGTGTGGGGCGGCGGTCTTGAGATCAAGGCCGACGAGTCCACCCTGAGCCTGGCCGGTGGCGTCCGCATTGTCGGACTGCAGCTGGTGGACATGGCCGTCCGTCAGGGCGCGGCGTTCGCGTACAACACCGCGGTGGCGGCGTAACCGTACCGGAAACAACGCAGGCCGGGGCGAGGCAACCCCTCGCCCCGGCGCAACAGAAGGAGAAACGACCGTGGGAAGCAAGATAATGGCAGCGGCGATGGCGGTGTTGCTGGCCGCGAGTGTTGGCGCGTATGCGTCTTCTGACGCCGACACGACCGGGCTGGACTACCTCGTCCTGATGAACAAGCAGGTTACCAACAACACCATGTACAGCGGGACGTTGGCGACCAACGGCTATGACCTGACGGCGTACAACGGCAAGGCCAAGCTCCTGGTCGTCTATTCGGGCGACAAGGGCGAAACGGCCGTGACCAGCGGCGTCGTGGTCGTGCAGCACGCCAACGCGCACACCGGGACGTGGGCCACGGTTTCGGCCGTGAGTATTGCGAACATGGTGGCGACGGGCAAGGTGCAGGCGATCAACGTGGACCTGGAGACGCTGAAGAACTTCGTGCGGGTCAAGACTGACCTGCTCTGCGGCGGCGACAGCAATTGCGCGCAGCAGGTGCAGGCCATTCTGGTGGCCCCGCACAAGAACGACTGACGACTCCCCAACCCAAAGCCCCCGGCCCGGTGCGCCTTCTGCCGGGCGCGGGGGCGCGGGGGAGCGAAGGGCGGACATGAGCCTGACGAGCGAAGCGCGGGCGGAGTTGGCGGCCATGATCGCCAATGACCTTGCCGAGTTCGCCGTCCCTGTCGTGATCGCCGGACAGGCGGAGGTTACGGGGCTGTCCGTACAGGAAACGCAGTCAACGGATTTCAGCGGGAACGGGGAGACGGGCATGACAACGGGCCGGGTGCGAATCAGCGGCGAGGCGACCAAGCCGACGCGGGGCGCGACGATCCTGGTCAACGGCAAATCGGTGGTTGTCACGCAAGTGGACGGAAGCGGGGCGCTTTGGGTAATTGACTACCGGCGCGTGCGCGAGGTGGAGGGCGTGTAATGGCGGGCGAAGCGTCAATCCGCATGGTCAACGACTGGCGGGCGACCACGCGCGCGACGATGGCCGACGCCCTCGCCGTGTCGCGTGACGTGTTCCGCCGGACGGCTCCGCAGGCGACCAAGCACGCGATCATACTCATGGCGCAGTCAGCGGCCAAGCGGACGAAGATCGCGCCGGAAACACGGCCGGTCCTGATGGATGGCAACAAGCCGTATGTCGAGATTTGGAGCGCCGGGAAATCCAAGCCGCTGTACAAGTGGCAGGCCAAGTCCCGCGGGTGGGATTGGGAGCGGGTACAGCGCATCGGCAAGCGTGGCCTGGCGCGGC